GTGGGTGGATGGAGCAAGGGTACATTGTTTGGACAGAACCTATACCCATCCAATGGTAAGTATCTCACCATCACTGAAGGTGAGTTTGATGCACTGGCTGCATACCAATTGACAGGCAGTAAATATCCTGTGGTGTCTATACGCACAGGTGCAGGTAGTGCATTGAAGGACGCTAAAGCAAACTACGAATACATCAACAGCTTTGAAACTGTAGTGCTATGCTTTGATGGTGATGAGGCAGGGCAGAAGGCAGCAAAGGAAGTTGCTGAATTGTTTGGCAGCAAGTGCAAGATATTTAAACCTGATCCCTCATATAAGGATGCATGTGAGTGGCTTGCTGAAAGCAAGGAAGCTGCATTCGTAGCCCGTTGGTGGGCAGCAGAGCCATTCATACCTGATGGTATTGTCAGTGGCACTGGATTGTGGGACTTGGTATCTAAACCAATGGAAGCAGCAGACTGTTTCTATCCTTGGAAGGGACTCAATGACATCACCTATGGCATCAGAGCAGGTGAGCTAGTCACATTCACAGCAGGTAGTGGACTAGGTAAGAGTCAAACCCTAAGGGAAATTGTTTGGCATCTGCTGCAGAACAGTAGTGACAACATTGGCTTGATGTTTCTTGAAGAGAGCGTGAGAAAGACTAGTCTGTCTATGATGAGCCTAGCTGCTGACTTGCCTATGCACCTACCTACCACTATGGTGTCTGATGCCATACGCAAGGATGCATTTGAAAAGACACTCGGCACTGGACGCTTGTACTTCTTTGATCACTTTGGTAGCACAGCCATTGAGAACATTGTCAATCGTGTGAAGTATATGGCTAAGGGACTTGGCTGTAAGTATGTCTTCTTAGATCACCTAAGCATCATCGTATCTAGTCAGGACAATGGTGATGAACGTAAAGCCATTGATGAAATCATGACCAAGCTTCGCATGCTTGTGCAGGAAACTAACATTGCTCTCATCATTGTTAGCCACCTAAAGCGTCCATCAGACAAGGGTCATGAAGAAGGTGCAACTACTAGCTTAGCTCAGCTAAGGGGTAGTGCAGCCATTGCACAGCTTAGTGACATGGTGGTATCGCTTGAGAGGAATGGTCAAGCTGATGATCCCATTGAACGTAACACCACCAAGGTGAGGGTGTTGAAGAACAGATACAGTGGACAAACTGGTCCTGCTTGCAGCTTGCTTTATAACAAAGACACTGGCAGAATGTTTGAGATTGATGATGCTATGGAAGGGATGATGCTATGAAGAAGTGGGAAGGATTTGATAGTGCCATCATAGGTACAGCTTCTATATGGAATGGTAAAGAGCGTGTTGAAGTGTTGGTATATGACATCTATCTGATGGTAAAACAACTTGTCATTAGAGATGGTATGACTAAAGATGAAGCCCTTGAATACATCGACTTCAACATTGAGAATGTTTACATAGGAAAGGACACACCTGTAATAGTGTGGGAATATATCGATGAGTGATGGAGGAAAGGGACATACTCAGCGTCCCAAGTCAATAGCTGATGAAGAGTGGGCTACTAGATGGAATGCCATCTTTGGTAAAGACTCATTAGAAGATTACAAACAGTCGGTAGATGTTAACAATCTCCGACAAAATGATAAGGACAAGGACGATGATCTTCTTAGACATAGAGACAAACCTAAAACATGACACCATATGGTTGTGTGTTACTAAGCACAGCACCACTGGTGAGATAAGACACTGGCGGGAAGCCGACAGCTTGCAGCAATACTTAGAGGGTGAGCAAGTGGTGGGCCACAACATCATTGGCTTTGATGCACCCATACTAAATAAAGTATGGGGTGTTGGCATTCCTGACAACACTCTGATGGATACACTGGTGATGTCACGCCTGTACAAGCCTGACATTGAGGTAGTGCTCCCTAAGCAAGGCAAAGCCCCCACTCCCCACAGCTTAGAGGCATGGGGCTACCGCTTAGGCAGTCACAAGATAGGCTTCACTGACTTCGATGGTGGGTGGACACAAGAGATGGCTACCTATTGTGAGCAGGATGTGTTGCTGCTTGAGAAACTGTACAGCCACCTATCAACAGTGTTGATTAAGGAAGAGTTTTCTTTACAGAGTATTAAGCTTGAGCATGCGGTGGCACTGATCTGCCGTGGCATGGAAGACAATGGCTTCATGCTTGATATGCCTAAGGCTATGGCGTTGCATGCAACCCTTAGTGGGCGTATGTCTGACATTGAAGAGAGCATGCAGCAGGTGTTCCCTCCCATCGTAGAGCAACGCTTCTCTGAGAAGACAGGCAAGCAACTGAAAGATAAGATTACCATTTTTAATTCAGGTAGTAGGCAGCAGATTGCTGAGCGATTGGCAGGGCTTGGTGTTGTCTTCACAAAGAAGACAGACAAAGGCAATGTCATTGTTGACGAAGCTGTGCTTGAGAAGATTGACTTACCAGAAGCTAAGCTTGTAGCTGAGTACTTAATGATTCAAAAGCGTGTAGCTCAGATAAGTAGTTGGTTAGAACTGGTGGCTGATGATGGCAGGGTGCATGGTAGAGTGACAACTAATGGCGCAGTTACAGGAAGGGCGACACACAGCAGTCCTAATATGGCGCAGATCCCTGCTGTTGGTAATCCCTATGGAGCAGAATGCCGAGAGGTATGGACAGTGCCTAGGGGTACAAGCAGGTGGGTGTAGACCTGTCAGGCATTGAGCTTCGTTGCTTAGGCCACTACCTGAATGACAAAGAATGGATGGATGAGTTGCTTAAAGGAGACATCCACTGGTTCAATGCACAGAGCTTTGGCTTAGTTGACAAAGGCACTGTGAAGGACGATAACAACCCTGAGCATAAGAAGGCTAGGAATATTACCAAGACCTTAACCTATGGTGTGTTGTATGGAGCAGGGGCAGCTAAAGCTGGAAGCATTGTTGGTGGTAACAGTAGCAAAGGCAAGAAACTTATTGATAGTTTTATCAATAACACACCCGGCCTTTCTGCCTTGAAGAAGAAGATATCTAGGCTGATGGCTAAGGGGCATCTCCCTGCACTGGATGGACGCAGGGTGTGGGTTAGGTCTGAGCATGCTGCCTTGAACACTCTGCTGCAAAGTGCGGGTGCTATCGTAGCTAAACAATGGCTTGTTGAATCAACAAAGCTGTTGCAAGAGAAGGGAATAAATGCTAAACTGTTAGCGTTTGTTCATGACGAAACACAATGGGAAGTGCGAGAAGATCAGGCAGAGGAAGCAGCTAGGCTTATAGAGCAAGCAGCAACCAAAGCAGGAGAAGCTCTAGGTTTCCGTTGCCCAGTGGATGCCGAAGGAAAGATTGGCAACAACTGGCGTGAGTGCCACTGACGTTACTAGTGGGTTTTCATATTGGAGAATATTATGACTGAAGAAAAGAAAGCGATTAAGCTTAAGGCTGATGTGTACTGGTGTCAACACAACAAAGTGAATGACATGTCTGGTAAGTTCCAGTTGAACTTGTGTAACCTGTCTGATGCTGCTGTTGAAGCACTGGAAGATATGGGTATCAGTGTTCAAACTGGTGAAGATAAGAAGGCTGACATGGGCAAGTACATCACTTGCAAATCAGAGAAGCCTATCCGTGTCTTTGATACAGACAATGATGAAATTACTGAAGCCATTGGCAACGGTAGTAAGGGTAAGGCATTAGTGTCTAGTTATTCTTGGACATACAAGAACAAGAAAGGTGTTAGCCCTTCATTGAAGAAGCTAGTCATCACTGACTTGGTAGAGTATGCTTCAGCAACTGGTATTGATGCAGATGATGAGGACGTATTATGAACATCACTATTACATTAACATTAGACCAATTGAATTTAGTATTGGCAGCACTTGCTAAGCTTCCCTTTGAAGCTGTTACAGACACCATTGGTGTTATTCGACAGCAAGGACAGGAGCAACTTCAAGCGGCTGAGGCAGCTAAGACAGCTTCAGTTGAAGAAGTTAAAGAAGCTGAGTAATGAAAGCTCTATTCGATAGCGATATATTCGCTTATCGGGCAGCATCCGCATGTGAGGACGAAGACGAAGCAACGGCACAGCGAACACTGGATCGTTTAATTGTTGATGTCCTCATGTGTGGTGTTGATAACATCTATCCTGATTGCTTCGTGGATAGTTGGAGCATGCACCTAACAGGGAAGAACAACTTCCGATATGAGATAGCTACCACGGTTCCCTATAAAGGTAACAGGGTAGATAAGCCTAAGCCAAAGCATCTAGCTTTCCTTAGAAGCTATCTTGTTAAGGAGTGGGGAGCAACTATCTCTGAGGGTGAAGAAGCCGATGACACCATTGCCATTGAAGCTACAAAGCTTGGTGACAATTGTGTCATTGTGTCTTTAGACAAAGACTTAGATCAGATATGCGGATGGCATTACAACTTTGTTAAACATCTAGGCTACTATATCACACCAGAAGAAGGTGTGGTTAAGCTGTATACACAGATGCTGACAGGTGATGCCGCTGATAACATCAAAGGATTGTTCCGTGTTGGTCCAGTGAAAGCAGCCAAGATAATTGGGGACACAACAGATGAACTAGAGCTATACAACAAAGTGTTGGAAGCTTACGAGGGTGATGCTGAGCGTGTGTTAGAAAATGCTCAGCTTCTTTTTCTACGAAGATATGAAGGACAGATATGGACTCCTCCACAAGCTTAAAGCCAAATGACATTGCACTAATACTTCGTCCTACTATCGTAGATGGTGTATATCAAAAACACTTTCAGGTGTTAGTCAGTGGCTTTGGACCACTCACTATCAGTGAAGATGACATAAATAATTTAATTGGTATGGCTACGATATTGGCAGCAACTGTACAGTATATGGAAGAAGATGAACAACTTGCTAACAAGCTTGTTGAGTATTGCGGTAAGATGTTTGGTGACGTTGGTGAATTCTTTTACAACGCAGACCATGATAGCTTTGGTGATGGCAACTTCACCATTGACACTAAGACAGTTGGAGGCATCCAATGAACATAGATGACACACTAATACAACGAGGTGTTAGGTATGGCAATTACAAAGAAGATGTCTCTAGAGTTTCACAAGCTTTAAAAGAATCTGTCAGATCAGGTGCTGAATGGAAAGAGATGGATGATGATATGAAGGAAAGCCTTGATCTCATCTGTAACAAAATCTCTCGCATTGTTAATGGTGATCCTTGGTATCATGACTCATGGCATGACATCATTGGCTATGCTAGACTGATAGAAGAAAGACTGGAACGATTATGATATCTATTGACATCCACTTAAAGGTTTTCTTTAAACCTCAAGACCTACCCAATGTCTACCTAAATGAAGAAGTGCTGAGTGAAGCCATCACTGAAAACTTAACTGCTTCGTTGGAACGAATGGATGCACAGGAAGTGCTCTTTTCTTTCATAGATATTGAAGGACTAGAATGAAAGTTAATTCTGTAACCATTAGAGAAGCAAGCAATGGCTTTGTTGTTGAGCATGTAGCTGAGGGAGAATACGATAAGTATCTTTCTGAGTTTGTTGCTCTAGACATTGACGAAGCACTGGCTATAGCTAGGGATTTATTTGTGCATTACGATGCTGCTGACATGTCGCATCTAGTAGATACACCAATTGGTAGATAATAAAAAAAGGAATGGTGGTGAATGGACTGACGCTAGATTCAGGAGCTTCGTCACCTCAGCACTAAGGGCTGCGTCTAGGCGTTGGCCTCCTAAATATAAAGCACTCAAAGAAGCTTTTGTAGGTAGGAAAGAAAATAAGAAGACAGGCAAGTTGGCAATGCATTACAAGTGTGCCAAATGTAAGAAGCAGTTTGTTGCAGCAGATGTGCAGGTAGATCATGTGTTACCAGTGGTAGATCCTAAGGTGGGGTTTGTTAGTTGGGATGATTTTATTAACCGCATCTTCTGTGAGATAGAGAACTTGCAGGTGATGTGTAAGCCTTGTCACAAGGTGAAGACAGAACTAGAGAAGGCAGAGAGGAAAAAGAAATGAATGTACTTTTATTAAAAGAACATGAAGATGGTAGTGCCACTTACACATTTGATTTAACAAATGAAGAACGAGACATCCTACTTAGCTTAGGTATAATGACAGCCATCAAGAATGGCATTCAAGAAGGGAAGAAATATGTCGGTGACATTGATATGGGCTACACCAAATGCGGAACACCTGATAGCGTACATGGCGAGGGTGAGCAACCCAGAGAATCAGGACAACCCTGACACAGCACCTAAGCTGCTGAA